ATTTCAACGCCGAAGGTGACCACGCGTTTGCCCTGGATTTCGCAAGGCAAGCAGCAAAGCTATCCGGCGTTTACGTGGCTGAAAAGGTGAAAGAACCTTGAGCGGTACCACTGGCGCACTGATGAAGAGGGTCGTGGTCACGCGGGCGTTCGGCGACCCGGCATTCGGGATCTACGCCGCGTGCTACATGACCGTCTGCGCCGCGAAGGATGCAGGGGACAAGGAGGTCCTCGAAACGTGCAACGCGGAGAACCCGTCGGGGACCTCGAAGGGGTGGACCAAGGTCGTGCGGAAGAGGGGCGGCAGGAAGTGGCCCCCGCCCGTGACCTGCGCGCAGGACCCGGAGCGCGTCCACCTGGTAGTGCTGTGCTAAACGGGGCGACCTAAAGAGGTTCGCCGCGAATCGCAGCAATCCGGACCGAGACGACACGAACGGAAGGAGGGATCGAGGCATCGCGGTTCGAAGCGGCCCAACGCAACTCATCGCGAATCGGATGACGCCACTACGACACGAACGGCTACGCATCTCAACCAAACGCACCAACTCTAGAAGGAGCCGGAAGTGAATAGCATTCAGTTCGAGGTCAAGGGGCTGCGTCCCCTGATGTTCAGCAAGGAAGCTGACCCATACGAGGAGGCCCCCGACAAGACGAATGGCCGGAAGACGAAGGACCTCTCGCACGCCGAGATCGCCAGGCTCGCCCTGCACACGGTCGAGAACGGGAATGGGAGCGTCATCGTCCTCCCGGCCCACATCCTGAAGAAGTCCCTGCTGTCGGTCGTCTCACTCACCCTAGGTAGGTCGAGCGCGGCGCACCCGTGGATGCAGATCGTCAAGGGCGGCATAGCCCTGGAGCCTGACGACCTGGTCCTGGACCCGCAGGAGTGGACCCTCGATTCTCGCCGGGCCGGGACGAAGGGTAGGGGAACGGGAGCGATGCTCTACCGTCCGCGGTTCGACGCCTGGGCCTTCTCCGGCCGCGTGCTCTACGACGACCTGAGGATCTCCGAAGAGCAGGTCCGCTCGCTGTTCGACAACGCCGGGATCTTCGACGGTCTCGGCGCCTGGAGAATCGGTTCCGGGGGTCCGTTCGGCAGGTTCCAGATCACGAGTTGGAAGGAAGAATAGACACGTCCCAGGTCGCACCGGGCCGCGCCGTCCCGACGCAGGACGAAACGACACGAACGGAACGAGGATTCGGAGCGAGGCACAGCGATCGGGCGCGGAGCGAACCGGATCGACGGTAGACGGTTCGGTCCGAAGCGAAACGAAACGAACGGATCGAATAGCCAGGCCGGGTCGAGCCAGTGCGAGCGGCTTCGTACCAGGCCGAAACGTAACGACTCGAAAGAAAGCAACTGAAGGGCCCGAACCGCTTCGGCCCAGAGCGAAGCGTGACGAAACGATTCGAAAGGAGAGGTGATGCCTGCGAGCTTGTCGGTTCAGAGAACTCTCGAAGCGCTCCGCGATGAGGGATGGACGGCGGCGGTAGCGGAGAGATGGGTTGAGCTTCCAGGGAAGGACAAGTGCCACGCCTGCGGCAAGCCGAGGCCGCGCCACGGGTTCCCCCCGGGAATCAGGAGGGACCTGCACGGGTTCGTCGACGTCGACGCCTTCCACCCCGAGAAGGGAAAGCTGTACGTCCAGGCGTCGGACGAGACCGGGGGCCACGTCGCGGAGCACGTCGCCAAGCTGAAGCAGTTGAGCGCGGACAAGGGAACCCCGCTCGGGGTCCTCGTATCCCGTGCCCTCCGCGCCGGGGTGATCGTGGAGATCCACGGCTGGGGGAAGAAGGGTCCGCGCGGACAGGCGAAGCGCTGGACCAGGCGCCGGTTGCGGTTCGTCCACACCGCGGAGCTGTCGGGGTCGCAGCCCCTCATCCGACCCGAGGAGGTCGACATGGCCTGGGCAGGGCTTCTCGACGTCGTCGAGATGGAGGGGGAGGTTTGAGCGCGAAGCGAAAGAGTAGGGAGGTAGTGAGGAGGGCAGTGGTTAGGATCGAAGTTCGGAAAGAGTTGGTCGGCGTGCAGGCCGTAATCAGGGAGTGTGGAGGGTTAGAACCGTACCCGATCTCGATCTCCGCTCCAACGGTTCGGGCGAGGCTGCGGGACTTGGGGTACACCATGCTCGAGACCAACCGCTTCAGGTCCGTCACCTGGGTCAAGACCAAGCCAGAGAGGACGGAGGAGGAGTGAGCGTGGTCAAGATAGGGTTCCTCGATAGGTTCCACGACCTGCTGCGGAGCGGCGCGAAGACGGAGACCACGCGCGCGACGATCTACGGGACCATGGGAAAGATCCTCGTGGTCAAGAGGTCGGACCCCACGATCTTCCTCCGGGTGCTCCACGTCCACCGGGTCACGTTGCAGTCGGTCGCCATGCTCCACTTCAGGCAGGAGGGGTTCTCGTTCCCGGAAGGTTTCATCGAGGCCTGGAACGAGATCCACCCACGCACCCGCTACCGTCCCGAGACCCTCGTGTACCTCCACACCTTCGAGGTCACCGAGGAACCGCTCCCGACGTGCCCGCGTTGCAAGGGAGAGGCGCTGATCGTCGTGCCGTGCCCAGACTGCGGCGGGAAGGGGAGGCTGTGATCGACGAGGGGTTTCCGAAGAAGGATGCCGGAGATTTCAGGAAGGCGGCGGTCGAGTTCGCCTCGTCGGCCGTCATCCTCCTCCTGATGGGGTGGGCCTGGACCGTGGTCTTCGGGTGGCCGTTCAAGCACTCCTTCTGCGCGGTCCTGCTGCTGAGCTACTACGTGAACAAGCTCTCCCCGAAGGGCAAACCGTGACCGAGGAAGCCAAGGCCGTCGCCCACCTCTGCACCCCGGAGGGGCTCTACCTTCCCGAGGAGTCGTTCGCCGGCGGGTTGATGCTGGTGTTCCAGCGCGACGCCGTTCTCAAGTACCCGGGGACGTTCGCGTACTACCTGCTCCTCCACTGCGTGGACGACGCGGGGACCGTCCCGCGCCTGGAGGTTGAGGAGGAGGTCCTGCAGAAGGCCCTGCTCAACCAGGAGAACGCGCTGACGCTCCGCTACGCGATCCGCGACGTGCTGCGCGGCCTGCCGTCGGCGATCCAGGTCACCTCCGCACCCCACCTCGCCCTCGTCCTCTCGCAGGCCCTCGGCTACCGAGTCGACTACGAGCGCCTCGCGGTCGTCTGAGAAAGGAGATCTAAGATCTATGGAGCCGGGTGAGAGGAGGAGGTCCGGGATGCGGGTCGCCATCCGCGACGAGGGAGAGTGGATCGTCGCCTACGTCGCGCACGTGGACTCGCTGGACGACGCCTTCGAGCTCTCCCGCATCAGGTTGAACTTCGTCGAAGAGGACGGAGGGAGCGAGGGTGACCTGTTTCAAGACTGGAAGGAAGCGCTGAAGGCCTACCTCTCCAGGGCACTGGAGCGCCTCGGCGTAAAGGTCGACGGGATGGAAGAACGCCAGCCTCCTCCAGGGGAGAAGCCGAGTTGACCAATCGAGCACTACCAGAGTGAGGAGATGGGGCGGGGAAGTGAATGGGATCACGGCAGTCTCATAAGCTGCAAATCCGGTTCGAGTCCGGCGACCGCCCCCAAGGAGTTGCCCCCGACAAATCCGGGCCTCATGGTTGCGAGGTTCTTACCTTCCCGAGATTTGGTCCGCTGACCACGGCGGGGGCTGAGGAGTGCCGCTGGTGGGGGCGCATGGAGGAAGTAAGGTGAAGGCGCTGAGAATCAATGGGATGAAGGGAGCGCGCATCGAACTCTTCAAGGGACCCGACGACCTCGGGCGCTACTCCTACACGCTCTACTGGATGCAGATGTACTACCCGCGCTGGCCCGACAACATGAAGCCGGCCTGGAGGAAGCGAGCCCAATGCTTCTTCGCCGACCCAACGCAGCACCGCCTACCTAAGCACCGGATCAAGGATCTAAGATTGAGAGATTGACAAGGGGTAGGGGGGGCGGAGTATCGTCCCTCGCGAATGGAATGATCGCGCGCATGGAAAACGACCCGGCTCCCGAGAGGTCCCCTCCGTGAAGCTGTACGACTTCCCCATCGGCAAGGTCAAGTTCCTCCCGTACAACCCCAACCGACTACCTCCGGCGCAGGTCGACGCGCTCGCCGCGTCTCACTCCGACTTCGGGGTCCTGCAGAACATCGTGGTCAACGAGCGCAGGGGTAAGTCGTGGGCGAAGGCGGACCTCGGCCTGTACGTCGTGGGAGGGGAGCACCGCCTCCAGGTAGCCCGGAAGCTCGGGATGAAGACCTACCCCGGAATCCGTGTCGAGGTCGGGCCCGACGAGGAGCGGGTCATGAACCTCGCGCTCAACAACCACGGGGACTACGACTACCGCTCCCTCGCCAAGCTGCTGAAGGAGCTGGAGGGCACGAAGGCGAAGCTGAACTCCACGGGGTTCACCGACGACCAGGTCAAGCAGCTGATCGCCCGGTACGACGCGGACCTGGAGGCCAAGAAGGCCTTCCCGGACGTGACGGTGGAGGCTGGGCACCGCTGCCCCAAGTGCGGGTTCGAATGGAAGGGAGCGTGCCGTGAATAGGCGGAACGCCCCCGCGACCCTGCCTACCAAGTTCTCCTCGGGGTACAAGCCGACCCGCCTCGCCAAGCTGTTAAACGCGGACCCCAACGGCCTGAACGTCGTGTCCCTCTTCTCAGGCTGCGGCGGCTCCTGCCTGGGGTTCCGCTCCGCCGGCTATCGGATCTTGTGGGCGAACGAGTTCCACCCGCACGCGGCCGAGACCTACCGCCTGAACTTCCCCGGACCCGTCCCCGCGCTCAACACCCAGGACGTCAGGACCGTGACCGCGGAAGTGATCCGAGGTGAGATCGCCTCCGCCCTCGGATACTCGAAGATCCCCGAGATCGACGTCCTCGAGGGGAGCCCTCCCTGCCAGTCTTTCAGCATAAGCGGGAGGAGGGAGAAGAACTGGGGCAAGTCGAGCAAGAAGTCGGACGGCACGGAGCAGCGGTCGGACGACCTGTTCCCGGAGTTCGCGCGGCTGCTGGAAGGGTTGAAGCCACGCGCCTTCGTCGCCGAGAACGTCCCCGGCCTGCTGGTCGGGCGCGCCACCGGGTTCTTCCTGGAGGCCGTCAAGCTGTTCTCCGAGGCGGGCTACGTAGTCCGGGCGAAGGTCATCGACGCGTCGTGGCTCGGGGTTCCCCAAGCGCGTCGAAGGGTGTTCATCGTCGGGGTTAGGAGGGACCTCGGAATAGAACCTCCATTCCCCAGACCGAACGCCCGGCCGACCCTGCTACGCGAGGCACTCCCCTGGTTGAGCGGGGCCGTCTACAACTCCGACGGGAAGTTCAGGAAGACGGAGATGAGTCAGCGCCCGTGCCCGTCCATCGTCTCGTCGCCGCGTTCCTCGACCCACTACCACGTCACCGGGGGAGACGAGGCCGCCCTGCGCGCGGCGTTCCCCGACGCCGACGAGGTGGACCTCCACACCCCGAAGCTGGGGCCGCGCCTGCAGGCCGAGGCGGAGAAGCTGTCCCTCGGTCAACGGCACGACAAGAACTTCAACCTTCAGCTCGCGGACCCGGATCGCCCGTGCGGAACGATCACCGCGATTGGGGGGAAGAGTGCGCTGGCGCAGACCATGCCGCGCCCGTGGAGACGGTTCTGCATCGCGGAACTGAAGCGCGTCTGCGGGTTCCCCGACGACTTCAAGCTGCCCGGGAAGTACGGGGAACGGTGGGCCAGGCTCGGCAACTCCGTCCCTCCGCCGATGGCCCGGGCGGTCGCGCAGGCGATCGCGGAGGCGCTGCCGTGAAGAGGTCGACGTGAGTGGGAACGGAAAGAACGGATCGAAGGGGAGCAAGCGGGCTCCGTGGAACAAGGGGAAGAGAGGGGTTGAAGTCGGCGCCGGCGGTCCCGACTCCCCCTGGAAGGAGAACGGCGGGCCCGACAACAACCAGGGACGCCGCCCGGGAGACCGCAACTCCGCGACCGTCGAAGCCGGGTTCCGCCTCACGGAGTTCCGCAAGGCCCTCACGACCCTCCTCTCCATCGAGCAGTTCGCGAAGGTCGTCGTCACCGAGGCCCTCAAGGGAAGCGCGCAACACGCGACGATCTACCGCGACTGCGTCATCGGCCGCCCGAAGCAGACCATCGACCTCGACCCGGACGGCGCGCCTTCATTCGGAACGACCTTCCGCTGCTTCCTCTCCGACGGCCGACCTGTATCTCCCGGACCTGTTCCCGTTTCAGACGGACCTCCTACTCGCCGCTGAGCGCGACGTCGTCATCCTCTCCGCTACGCAGATCGGGAAGACGTTCGCCTGCGCCGTGTGGCTCCTCTGCTACCTGTGGACCAACCCGGGGAAGCTCGGGTGGTGGGTCGCGCCGACGCTCAACCAGTCGATGGGCGACGGCTACCAGACCTTCGTAGAGATCGACCAGAAGGCCAAGGACCGGGGAGAGCCCGGATTCATCCGCAAGGCCATAGAGAGCAAGCGCCGGATCTACCTGCTCAACCGCTCACGCATCGAGTTCCGCTCGTGGGAGAAGAAGGAGTACCTGCGAGGTCGCACGGTCCACGCGATGGTGGTCGACGAGGCCGGGCTGCTCGACGCGACGTCCCGCGCCATCCTCTCGACCCGACGCTCCGCGACCCTCGGACCCATCCGCTACATCGGCAACCCCGGCCCCACCCTCGGGGAGTTCTGGAACCTCTGCCAGCAGGCCGACGACGAGGAGAACGTCGGCAGGATGCGGCTGTTCCGCTGGACGTGGAGCGACCGCTACCACGCCCTCAATGGGGACCACGCGCGCGGTGACACCCCGGCGTCCCTCCTGGACGTAGCCGGAGCCGCCGAGTACCTGGCCTACGTCGAGTCGCAGCGGAAAGACCTCTCGCCCTTCTTGTTCGACGAGAACTACGAGGGCAAGTTCGCTTCCCCGCCTGGGGCCATCTTCGCGTCGTGGTTGAACGCCGCGATGGTCCTCGAGCCCGACCCGCAGCCGCACGAGGGTCACGGGTACATCGTCGGGTGGGACATCGGGCAGGAGAACGACTGGACCCGCGGAGCCTTCCTCTGCATAGAGTGTTGGAAGGTCCACCACGTCGCCAGCATCCGCCACCGACCCTACCCCGAGATCGAGGAGTTCATCGCCTCCGAGACACGGAGGTTCAACGAGGCGACCGCGGTCATCGAGACGAACGGTCCGGGGAAGCCCGTCTTCGACGCAGTCCTGCAGAAGTACAAGAACGCGCAGAAGTGGTTCACCGACGGGACCAACAAGCGGAGCGCCGTGCTGATGGTCAACCGGCTCGGGTCCGGAGGAGAGCTCCAGCTCGCGGACATTCCCGTCCTACGCCAGGAGATGAGCATGTTCAGCTCCAAGCAGTCGAGGACGACGGGTGCGTGGTCGTTCGAGTCCCCGAAGGGCGGGCACGATGACGCGGTCATGGCCCTGGTGATCGCCGTGGGGGCCGCCACCAGCGGGGCGTCCGGATACCTGCTGATGATGGAGAAGCAGATCGCCAAGGCGCACGAGGCGAGGCTCAAGGCGCAGGAGCAGGGAGCGGGATCGTCGGTCAACTGAGTGATCGATCTTGCGTTCCCACGTCGAACCGTGGTACTGCTTACGCCCGACGAACGCGCGCGATCACGAGTCCGGCGACATAGGGCTGGGGGCTGAAACCTTGGAAGCGGAGAGGGCGAAGCTCGACCTCGTTGGACGAACCGCACTAGCGAATGCGACCCCGTCCCAGCTTCTCTACGACGCGCTCAACCGCCCCATCGGCCAACTCCCCACCGTCTACGATCGCCAGAACGACCCGGCCTACTCGGGCAGGAGCCCGGGACCGGGAGTCCCCATCCTCCCGTGGCTGCCGCGTTCCGACGACCCACGGCAGTGGTTCACCGCGCAGGGCTACAACCTCAACTACATCCCGCGCTCCGAGTTCAAGTCGCTCACCCCGTTCCAAACCCTCCGCACCCTCGCCGACACCTCCGACATCGTGGCCCTGGCCATCGAGGACGTGACGCAGCAGGTGGTCGGGCTTGACTGCGACGTCCACCCGACCAAGGTCGAGGGGCTCTCGGCGGACGACGAGAAGGACCGGTCGAAGTTGCTGGCGCCGAACCGCGCGCGGGTGCTGGAGTTCCTGAAGTACCCCGACCGCGAGCACTCGTTCAAGCGGTGGTTGACCATGATCATGGAGAACTTGCTCGTCATCGACGCCGTGAGCCTGTACCGCCAGAGGACCGAGAAGGGCGACCCCTACGCGCTGGTCGTCGTCGACGGTGCAACCGTCAAGCCCATCGTCGACTTCTACGGCAGGGCTCCCGAGGCCCCCCACACCGCGTACCAGCAGATCGGTTACGGCCGCGTCGAGACGGAGTTCCACCGCCCGTACGCTCGCCAGGACGACCTTCGGAGAGCCATCGAGGCCGGGAGGTTCGACCCTACTCAGCGCCCCGTCGAGCTGGTCTACGCGCCGAAGAAGCCGCGCAGCTTCACGCCCTACGGCCAGAGCCCGGTCGAGCGGGTCCTGATCACCGTCAACCTCGCGCTCCGCCGGCAGCTCCACTACCTCGCGTACTACACCGACGGAAACATCCCCGAGGCGTTCTGGAAGTGCCCGCAGAACTGGGAGCCGCACCAGGTCGAGCACATGCAGGACGCCTTCGAGAAGCTGCTGGACGGAGAGAGCGGGCGGCGCCGACGGCTGCGCTTCATGCCCGGGGGAGAGGGAGCCGGGCTGGAGAACGCGAGGGGCGACGACGAGTGGAAGAAGGAGTTCGACGAGTACCTGGCTCGGGTCGTGTGCATGGCCTTCAGCACGTCCCCGCTCCCGCTCGTCCAGCTGATGAACCGCGCGACCGGGGAGATGGCCGACGCGGAGGAGAGCCACTCCGGGCACCACCCGCTGATGGGGTACGTCAAGGAGGTGCTCACCAGGGAGATCCAGGAGTTCCTCGGGGAGCCCGATCTCGAGTTCATCTGGACCGAGGACAAGGAGCGCGACGAGCGCCTGTTCCTCGACCAGGCCAGCGGGTTCGTGGCGAAGGGAGTCTGGAACCGCAACGAGGTACGTGCCGAGCAGGGTAAGGACCCGATCCCGGGAGGCGAGGTCTACACGGTGGACACGCCTTCCGGCCCTGTTCCGTTGGAGGAGTTCCTCCTGGCCGGTGGAGGGATACCTGCGATCGGAGGGCCGCCGCGACCGGGAGGGAACCCACTGGACCTACCGCTCCCACCCGCCGCGGGAGGTGGATCAGCCATGGGCGGCGACGAGAAGGCCAAGGCCCCCGGAGAGGCTTCCTCCGGAGAGGCAGCCGCGGCGCTCGACGTTCCGCTCCCGCCGGCGGCAGAGAAGATCCGCGCACGGATGATCGCGGAGGACCTCCGCCGCTGGCGTAAGGTAGCCCTCAAGTCCGTCAGGACGGGGGTAGGAAGGCAGTTCAACAGCTCGAAGATTCCGCCCCCGCTCGCGGCGGCCCTGCACGAGTGGCTGTCGTACTCGAGTACTCGTGAAGACGTGGACTGGGCCTTCCGATCCCTCGCCAAGGCGAAGCGCCCCTTGGTGGCTGCGCGCCGGCGCATGAGGCTGGAGAGGAAGATGCGGATCTCGACCCGCGAGTACTTCGCCGCGGTAAAGGGCCCGGTGGCCCGGCTCGTGGCGAGTGCGTACACGCCGAAGGCGACGAAGATGGAGTGGTTGAAGGGGATGAGCGCCGTCGACGTGGAGCGCCTGTCGAAGGCGGACGAGGGGCCGACCGACGAGCAGATCGACTCGGCGATGGACTGGGAGGCGTTCCTCGACGCGGTGCGTCCCACGCTCACCGAGAGCTACCTCGAGGGCGAGACGTTGGCGTCGGACGTGAGCGGGCAGGAGGTGACCTACGGGCTCACCGACGAGCAGGCCGCGGCCTACGCGAACGAGCGCGGCGCCGAGCTGGTGGGGAAGCGCGTCCTCCCCGACGGGACCGTGGTCGACAACCCCAACTCGAAGTGGGCCGTCTCCTCTTCGGTGCGCGACCGGCTTCGGGAGACGGTGGCCAAGGCGTTCGACGAGGGCTGGTCTCAGAAGCAGCTCCAGGAGGAGATCGAGAGCCCGACGTTCTGGAGCTGGCGCTCGGACATGATCGCCAGGACGGAAGTCGCGGTCGCGCTGAACAAGGGGACCGTGCAGGTCTACCGGGACGCGGAGGTCGAAACCGTGACCCTGGTCGACGGGCGCGGCTGCCTGTTGGACGGCCACGACGACGACGTCGCCGGCGTCAACGGGACCGTGGTCACGGTGGAGGAGTTCGAGGAGTACCCCGTGGGGCACCCGAACTGCAGGCGGGACGCGATCCCGAACCTGCCGAAGGTGGAGTAGTGGACGACGTCCTGCGGGCGGCCCTGACCAGGATCTACGCCCCGCACGTCACGCCCTCGCGGTTCATGGTGACCAAGCGCGGGGAGGTCCGGGGCGTCGGGCAGATCGTGAAGACCCACGACGGCGTCGAGTACGTCGTGTGGGGCGACGGGTCCTGGAGGCGCAAGGACAAGCTGGACGGGAGGAGGATCGGATGAGCTCGGTCAACTTCGAACTGCTGGCCTCGGCGGCGCAGACCGCGTCGATGGTCGGCGGGATCATCAACACCGCCGGCATCAAGGAGATGGAGATCTTCGTCGACCTGACCGCCGGATCTGGAACTCTTTCGAAGTTCTCCGTCTTCCTGGAAGGAACTTCGGATGACGGGACGACGTGGTTCGAACTACTCTACGACACGTCGGTAAAGAACTCCTCGGGCGCCGTTCCGGCCGATGAGCCAACGGTCACTACGAACAAGCGGAACATCGTCGGAGAGTCGGCCATCGTGACCGTCGCGACGAAGTGGACCGCGCAGTACACCAGGTTCCCGGACAACGTCCGGGTCCGCGTCATCATCACCCCGACCGCCACGCCCTCCGAGACGTTCTCGGTGAAGGGCGTCGGCAAGACTTAGGAGAAGGCGATGCGTCAGTTCAAGAGGTTCGTGCAGTTCGGAAAGCTCGACGACGACCTGCGCGAGGTGTGGGGAGACGCGACGGTCGAGGAGCTCGACAAGCAGAACGAGATCGTCTCCTTCGCCGGCGCGGTCAAGGCCTTCGAAGCGAACGCCGAATACTTCCACAAGGCCAGCGGGGGGAAGTCGAAGGGCAACGTGCGGGTCATGCACCAGCCGATCGCCGCGGGCCGGATCATCGCGTGGGAGAAGGACGTCGAGCGGAAGGCGATCCCGATCGGGACCAAGATCGACGACGAGGTCGAGTGGGGGAAGTGCAAGAAGGGGACTTACATCGGGTTCTCCATCGCGGGCAACGTGACCCAGGAGCACGTCGAGAAGATGGACGGGAAGGACGTCAACGTCATCGACGCCTTCGACCTGGTCGAGGTGTCCCTGGTGGACAACCCGGCGTGCGCGAGTGCGGTGTTCACCGTGGTGAAGTTGGCCGGGGAGAAGCGAGCCGAGCCGATTCCGGACGAGACTCCTTCCGAGCCCGTCCCCTCGAAGGGGGGCGACGACCTGAAGGCCAAGCTCGACGCTACCCTCGGGGATCTCGGGAAGGCGGACAAGGAGCCGACCACGGTCCAGACGCTGATCTTCGCGAAGGACAAGTTCAACTCCTCCGAAGCCGCCAAGTCCTGGGCGTCCGAGCACGACTTCAAGAGTTCGAAGGTGGACGAGACCGAGGACTCCTACCGGCTGCGGCAGCGCGACCCGGAAGAGTTCAAGGACCAGAGCAAGACCGTGGAGCTGAAGGACGGCGTACAGGCGGTGATCGGGCACCTCAAGGTCGCCGTCCCGCGGTTCGGGAAGATCCTGAAGACGATGGCCGGGGCGATGCGCAAGCAGGGCTCCGAGTTCGGCAGCATCTACCCGGCACTCTGCGCCCTGCGCGACATGCAGAACGCGCTCGACTCCGAGGCGTTCGGGCTGGCGACCGGGGAGGACGCGGCCCAGGAGAAGGCAGACATCGCGGTCCTGATGACCGTGGTCGACGGCCTGCTCGAGTTCGTCGGATCCGAGTTCAACCAGGAGGTCCGGTCGTGGCTCTCTTCGAACGGCGAGGGGACGACCACCCCGTTCGCCTACCTCGACCGGCTCGCCACCATGGAGAAGGCCTTCACCGTCTTGCAGCTGCGCAAGATGCTCGACGACGGGGAGATGAAGGAGAACCTCGACGCGATCCACCGCATGGGGCACGGGCTGGTCAAGGCCTCCTCGGCGATGGGCTCCGACTGCCCGGACGGGGACTGCACGGACGAGGGCGGGGACCAGAGCGGAGAGGGTGAAGGGGAGGCGGACTCCGGGGACGGAGCGCCTCCGAAGAAGGACGGGGAGGATAGCGGGAAGGGGAAGGCGCTAGTCGCCAAGCCCCGGACCGTGTTGAACGACGGTGAGGTGAGGACGGAGAAGGTCCTGCGCGAGATCCGGCAGGTCGGCACCCAGGTGGGAACCGTGAAGGGAACCCTCAAGGCGATCGACGACCGAGTGGCCGCGCTGGAGTCGAAGCCCGCACCCATCGGAAGGCCGCCGGCCGAGCCGGTGGACAAGTCGCTCCCGGGGATCAGTCGAGCCGCCCTCGCCGACGATCCGCTGTTCACGCTGAGGGAGAGGGCCGAGAAGGAGAAGGACCCCGTACTCAAGCAGAAGCTCGTGATGATCTTGACCGAGGAGTCAATCAAGCTCGCGAGCGCCACGGCGCGTTAGGCGCCGGCGCCCGCTAAGGAGACCGAAGTGGATCTTCAGCAGCTCGTGCAGGAAACCCTCGCCAAGGTGGCCGAGGTCACCAAGGGCCAGGGCTCGGGCATGAAGAAGGCGATCGACCTGAGCACCGGGTTGTTCGGGTTCAACCTTCAGGCGCCGGCGAAGCAGCTGGTGCCGCTCATGTCCCCGTTCTACAACTCCATCCCGCGCAAGGTGCGGGCCGGAGCCAACTCCGACAACTGGAAGACGATCACCGCGATCTCCAGCCCGGAGCTGTTCACCGCGGAGCGCGCTTCCGGGAACACCTTCACGATGACGAAGGTGGACAAGGTCGCCGCCTACAAGGTCACCGCGGTCCGAGGAGAAGTGACCCGCGAGGCGCAGGCCGCGTCCATCGGGTTCGACGACGCCCTCGCCAAGGAGACGGCTAACACGCTGTACAACGCGATGAAGCTGTCGGGCCAGGCGTACCTCTACGCGAACATCACGGACATCGGGGTACCCGCTGCCCCGACGCTCACCGAGATCAACCTGCCGACCGGCGGGGGCATCGCGGCATCCGCCTACTTCGCCCGCATCGTGGCCCTCACCGGGATGGCCGCGAACCGCGTGAACGTCGACATCCCGGCCGCCTACGGCTCCATCGACGGCGGCGGCGTGGGGGTGGCCTCCGCCTACATCAACGGGCGCGCGGTGCCGGCGGGGGGCGTCAACGCCCTGCTGAACGTGGCCGCGCTCTCGGGAACCGGCGTCAGCTCCATCGGGGCCGAGGGCACCGTGACCACCGCGGGAGGTTCCGACGGGCTCAAGATCACCTGGACCGCCGTCCCCGGTGCCGTGGCCTACGCGGTGTTCGTCGGGGTTACTACCGGAGCGGCGAACCTCAAGTGCGAGGCCGTGGTCACGCAGACCTCGGTCACGTTCCTCACCCTGGCCGCGACCGGAATCGCCGGGACCGCCGCGGAGATCCCCGCGGCCGACGAGACGGGCCAGGTCCTCGCCTTCGACGGCATCCTCCCGCAGCTGCTCGCGGGCGGGTCCGGCGCCTACGTGAAGAACCTCCTGGGAACCTTGACCGGAACGGCGGCCTCCGCCGAGGTGGTCGAGATCCAGGACGCCTTCGCGTCCCTGTGGCGCACGGCGAAGATCGGGAAGTTCCGCCTGGTCATGTCCGGGAACGACGTCCGGTCGCTGACCAAGAAGGGAATCCTGTCGAACGCGATGCAGATCTTCGCGGGCATGGGCGCGGAGGGGCGGGTCAACCTCACCCTCGGCGCGCACGTCGGCGAGATCCTGAACGCGGTCACGGGAGACCGCTGCCCGGTCGAGACCGAGCCGTGGGCGATCCCCGGGACGATCTTCATCCTGCCGATGGAGATCCCTTACCCGGACGCCAACATCCAGAACCCCTTCGAGTGGGTGGGAAGCTACGACTGGGAGCGGTGGGAGTACGCCTCCACCACGACCACGGGGCCGATCTACCCGTTCGAGACGCGCAGCAACGGGGTGCTCGAGGGCCTCTTCACCGGAGGCTGCGGGCTCCTCTACAACGTCTTCCAGGGTTAAGGGAAGGCGACC